AGCAACAAGAAATTACAAAGAGAAAAATGGTGGTATTGTGTCTACTCTATATTCATCCTATACTATGGAAAAACTCAAAACCATCAAATCTGTAGAAGTTGATAAAATCAAAGTTAAAGGAAAAGAAGAACTCATTACCATCTACAAACCTAAATGAGAATGATTCTCATATAAGGAAACACTAATATACTCTAAATGAGAATGATTCTCATTTACACCCCTCAAAAATAAGACCAAATTAACCATTGACAATAGTTGTATGACCTGTCATAATGGCTCTGTAACTAAAAAAAGAGAGAAAAATATGAAAGAATTAAACATAAATTTAAGACCAAGTGAAAATTTATATGTGACTACTTACGAAGACGGAGAAGTAGAATATATACCCTGTACACCAGATGAAAATGAAAAAGAGGAAAAAAGATTAAGAAATCTTGGAGTGAAATTCACTACCGAAATGAGAAATGACTTAATAAAATATGTAGATTACAAGAACAGATTAATATAGATGAGAATGATTCTCATTAACAACATCAAATTAACCCTTGACAATAGTTGTTTCAACCTGTTACAATGGCTACATAAGATGAAAAAAGACAAGAGAGGTCAAAATGAATAAAACACTAATGAATGAAGTAAAAAAACTAGATAATTCAGAGTTGAATAATCTAGTAGATTTTGCTCGTGAGCTAATGGTAATGAATGGTAAGATGTTATTTAAACCAGGAACGAAAGTTTTTATGGTACAAAAAACAAAGAAAACACCAGGTACAGTAAGGAAAGTTTTACAAAAGAATGCCGTAGTTGATATGGATAATGGTAGAACATATAGAGTACCATTGGTTATGTTGGAGGCTGCATAATGGCAAGAGTAAAAGATTTTTTAATGGATGAGGCTGATAACATATTATCAGTCACAGCCAACAAACTAGTAGGTGGTGACATATCAGAAGATGATGCACTAGAGATTCTAGAAACTAATAAAGATACATTAAGTATTATAGGATTAGAAGACAAGTATGATGCACTGGCAGTCATATATGAAATGACAGACCAGTTGTATAAAGATATAAATGGAGAAATGTAATTGAAAGGAAGTTCAAGTAAACCTAGACAAAAATTTTCTGTTCATAATTACGAACAGAAAAGAAACTTTAAGAAAAAACAACCAGAAGAAAAAGTATCTGGGTTAGGTGTTAAAGTTCACGGTGATGATATATCTAAAGCATTAAGAATTTTTAAAAAGAAAGTTCTTAAAGCTGGAGTTCTAAACGAAGCAAACGAAAGACAATTTTACACAAAAAAAAGTGAAAAGAAAAGATTGGCTAAGTCTGCAGGTAGACAAAGATGGTTAAAAAAGCTTAGAGAAACACCTGGGCCACATAACTACACTAGAAATTATAGAAAAAAAACAGGAAGATAAAAATGACAGATATAAAATTATTACGCCTTACTACAGGCGAAGATGTGGTAGCAGAAGTAACATTTTCAGATGATTCAATTACCACAATTAAAAAACCTTTTGTACTTATACCAATGGCTCAGAACCCTGGCGCAAGTCAAGAGAGTAAATTATACTTTTCACCTTTCATACCGTTTGCAGAAAATGATGAATTTAATATTAAAGAGGAAAATATAATCACAGTTAATGAACCTAAAGTAGATATTAGAGATAATTACTTAAATTACATTGGTGCAATTGTACCAGTTGAGAAAAAGATTATATCATAATGACAGATGAAAAAGATAAAAAAAATAATGTAGTTGTTGGGCCTTGGGGTAACACACCTGTAGAAAACAATGGTGAATGGATTAAGGAAAAATACTCAAAGGCATTAGAAAAGAATAATACTACACTTAAAATGCAAGAAAAACTTGCTAGAATTGATATTATAACTGAAAATATTATGGTACAATTAATTCATACTTTATCAGAAAATGGTTATGATATCGGAGATGAAAAGTTTATTTTAGACATTGGATTTTTATCAGAAGTAATTAAAGGTACTATGGCAAGACAGGAAAAATTACCACATATTGTACAAGGCCTTATTGATAATATAATGACACCAGATAAAACTAGAAATGAAGATGGTGTAGATTTACATTATTCAAAGTTTGATGCACCATTACTAGCAGACTTAGTTGATATGGCTGAAGAAATAAAAGAAGATACTGAAATATCATTTGAATCAGATGTAGAGTTAGAAACAGACCCAGATAAAATTACAGAATGGAAAGATGATAAAAATACTGGTTCTTTACACGAAATGAGAAGTAAAAAAATTCACGATAAAAAAGATGATGAAGATGAAGACAAAGATTAAAACGAATTACAATAATGTAGTAGCCGATATGACTATACGAGGCTTTAACTTAGTCATAAACAACAATAATCATAGGAGATTATAATATGGGTAGAAAGAAACTATCAAAAACACAAAGAGTAATTAATGCGTTCGAAAGAGGAGATACAATTACTTGGACACAATTAAGAAACACATTTGACCTAACTTCACCACAAGCAATGGTGGATAAACTAAGAAGTCAAGGTTATATGATATACATCAACAAAACTGCTAGTGGAACATCATATCGTATGGGTGAACCAACACAAGCAATTATTAATGCTGGTGTAGGTGCAGTATTGATGAACGGCAGAGCAGATAAAACTATCGTGGCTGCTGGAATCAAAGCACTTTATGGTAACGGCGTAGGATACGCTTCTTAATTATTTAAGAATTAGTGGGGTGACTTTCGGGTCACCCTTTCTAAACTAGGAATTTAATATGATATTAGTAGATATGAATCAAATCTCTTTAGCATCTTTAATGATGCACTTGCATATGAATAAAGGTGAGTTGGATGAAGAAATGGTTAGACATATGATATTAAATTCTTTAAGAATGTATCGTACTATGTTTAATGAAAAATATGGTGAAGTAGTTCTCACTTACGATTCAAGGGCATATTGGCGTAGAGAAATATTTCCACAATATAAACATAGTCGTAGAAAAAGTAGAGAAGCAGATGGCAAAGATTGGGATAGTATCTTTGGAGTTCTGAATCAGATTAAAGATGAGATAAAAGAATTTTTACCCTACAAAGTTGTAGAAACTTATGGGGCAGAAGCAGATGATGTTATTGCAACATTATGTAAACATTATCAAAGTGAAAAAATCATGATTGTATCAGGTGATAAAGACTTTATACAATTACAAAAATATGATAATGTAAGACAATACAGTCCGATTACTAAAAAACATGTAAATGGCGTTGACGCAGTTGTCTATATAAAAGAACATATACTAAAAGGTGACAAGTCAGATGGTATTCCAAATGTATTATCACCCGACCATACTTTTACAGATGATTTAAGGCAAAGACCTTTGACATCTAAAAAGATACAAAGTATATTGGCTCAAGACATTGATGATTTAGATGATGAAGTGAAACGAAATTATCAAAGAAATGACAAACTAATTAATTTGGATAATATACCAGAGAAATTAGAAGTCGATATCTTATGTGATTTTGCAAGTGCCTCTTGTGGTGACAGGAGTAAACTACTAAATTATTTTATAGATAAAAGACTGAAAAGTTTAACTGAACAAATTGGAGAATTTTAAAATGGCATTAAATGACAGTAATAAAACATTACTATTTTCAGAAGTACTTGATAAAGTACATAAAGCAAAAACAAAATCAGAAAAAGTTGCAATACTCATAGTGAACGATTCAAGTTCACTAAGAATGGTATTGAAAGCATCTTTTGACCCAAAAATAGAATGGGTGATACCAACAGGTGAAGTACCATATACAAAAAATGAAGCTCCTATGGGAACAGAACATACTGTTCTTCAAAGTGAAGCAAGAAAGTTATGGCATTTTGTAAAAGGTGCAGACAATGAAACATCACAAGTACAAAAAGAAAATATGTTTATTCAAATGTGTGAAGGTCTTCATGAAAGTGAAGCACAATTATTGTGTGATGCAAAAGATAAAAAATTACATCAAGTATATAAAGGTTTATCGAAAGATGTAGTAAGAGAGGCTTTTAAATGGGATGAAAATTTCATGCAAGAAGAAGCACCAGTATATCCACAGGCACCTGGTAGTGCATCTGGCATATAAAATACTTGACAAGTCTTGTCAGACCTGTCATAATAGCTTCAAAGATGAGGATAAGTTAAAAGTTCCCGTTTACACCAGCTCACTCTCTCTCTCGACCTCATCATAGAGCTGGTGTGAACACCTTATTAGGTATTATATTATGAGTAAAATTAAAAAGATACCATACAAATTTGTACATGTATATTGGATTGACATAGTATCCGATAGTGCGTGGAGAAGTATAGATGAAGTTAAAGAAAGTAAATTACCTAGATGTTTAAGTACAGGTTTTTTAATTGATGAAGATGATGAAGTCATTAGATTAGTTAGTGACTTTAATTTTAATGAAGATGGTAGTATT